AAACCATTTTGATTCATTACTTTTAGTTTAAAACCTGCCATTATAAATCTTCATCCCCACCTTCAGAGCAACGGAACAACAACCATCTATCTCTCTCTTCTAAAGTGTATACATATTTTACTGCAAGGATTCGTGTTGTTCCGAAGTCGTTCCAAGATATACGCATTTGCCCACCATTAGCTTTATAATTTATATTGCTATAATACCTAGTGTAGACATCATGTGTTAATGTGTGGTCAATTCTACCACCTTTATAGGCATTATCTCCGTTATTTGGTATAACACTTGCAAACAAAGTTCTAGTTGTTCCCCAACTTGATGTAAACCCACCACCACTATCGGTTGACCTACTTCTACTTTGCAGTATTACAGAAAATTGTAACTTGCCTATTGCTACTGATTGTTTAGCCATCTAACTAAATCCTATACCGAACCTTGTAACTTTATATGGTCTTATTAATGATTCAATTAATCCTGATACAATAGAAGTTGATTCTCCTTTTAGTATAGGTTCTGGGTTTTCAAAATAATTTACTGCTAATACTGTTATTGCTTGTTTAAGTGGAGCAGGTACTGTACCTGCATTAGTTCCATATCCTGCAACATAAGTAACTTCTATAGCATTAGCTACTCTTAAAAGATTATCCCAAGTTTGCCCTGTTCTTAAAATGACTCTTGGAATTGGATTTTGTTTGTCTATATAATAAGTTGATGCCGCTAATGTTGTTGAATTATCACTATCATCAAAAGTTTTTACGTGAGTAATAGAAATTAAAGGTGGTCTAGGTAAATATAAAGCTCTACCTATTTTGCTCATAAAAGGAGCAACTGTTAAGCCTTCACTATATGGATAAGATGCTGTTTCGTTATATGGCAAAGCATCTAAACCTAATTTAAGTGTTTCTTGTGTAAGTGTTCTTTGAGTATTTTCCATAATAATTTTAGTTGCCGCATTTATACATGAGGTAATTAAAGTGTTATGAGTACTATCCCCTGTTGGTATTCGTAATGCAATTTTTACATCTGAGCTAGTAACAGGGTCAGTAGAGTATGCTGTAACAGTTGATAATCCAGACATTAGTCATCCTTATTTCTTAGTTTTTTTAGTAGGTGCTTCTGTTTCTGCTTGAGTATTAGTTGGAGCTACTACTTTTTTTTCTATAACTGGTGTTGCTACTTTTTTTGCTTTAACTGATGCTGATGCTACTTTTTCTGCAACACCTTGCTCTATCCATGTATCAGCTAAATCAATCGCCCAACCTTCAACCATATCATATGTTTGTCCTTCAACATATTCTTTAGTAGCTGAACCCATTGAATTTGATGTTCCTTCTAATGTTTTTAACATAGTCATTTTCATAATTAAATATCCTTAAAAAAATAAAGGGGAGCTTTTTAACCCCCCTTTAAATTGTATTAATTAAGCTCCATCTGTGCCAGTTGGAGTTCCATCATCTGAACCTGTTTCTGGTAGATGAATTTTTTGAGTAATAGCATTAACTGCCATTGGACAACCTGCACTACTATGATTTCCTATTGCTGTAATTTGCACTTTTAGAAATCCTAATCCACCTGCATAGCCAATTTGATAATTGCTATCATCTTCTCCATCTGCATTAACCAAAGCAAACGTGCCGCTAGCATCTGTTGTGCCATAAGTAACGTCTGCGTTGGCTACAGCAGTATAACTGCCACCTGTTGTTGAACATTCCATTAGTTGAAATGAAAACGCAAGGTTTGCCGCTAAAGTTCCTGCTGAACTACCCAAGCATACTTCAACCATAGCACCATTAGTTGATGCTATACTATGCGCTGAAGTTAATACTACAGTTGCATTTTGCACATTAACTTGAGGTTTGTACATTTGGAAACTTCTTATATTATTAGCTAAATCTTTTGAAGACATAATCTAACCCTCCTAAGCTGAGATTTTAAGTTTACGGATAGCTTCTGCTAATACTACTTGTCCGCCAACACGTTTACGAGCAATATATCTTATAGAGCCTGTACTTGCTTGTGTGTATGGGTCACGTAGGATTGACAAAGAAATTCTATCCACGATTGTGTATGCTTTTCTAAAATCACCGAAAGCGACTGGGAAAGCATTTTGAGCTATGTTAGCCATTGCTGATGCTTCTATATAAGGTTGTCCAAGAATAGTATTTGGAACACCTGTTTGTAGAGAGAATCCTGCTTGGAAAACATAAGAACCACCTGTACCTGTGTTTAACTGTCTAATTAAACTTAAAGTAGAACGATTAAATACAAAAGTACCATTTCTTGCATAATCAGATTTAACACCACCATATAGGTTTAATAAACCATTTATAGATATAACAGTATTAGAACCAGAATTAGTTTCAGAAATAGAACTATTTGTCATAAAACCTTCAGGTTGACCTTGAGCAGTACCATTAACAAAAGAAGTTCCTTCTGCTACAGCAAACTGTTCAGCAAACTCTTCACTTAACATTGCTTGCATATCAAAGACTGGGTCTTCAACATCTTGCTCTGAAATGTCTACAAGTGCATACAATTCGTGAGCCGCAATTTCTTCCATACCAAAAGTTAAACCAGTTGTTTCTGGTCTAGCTTGTATTTCAGCAGTCCAATTAGCAGAAAAAACACCTGTTCTTGATGGTATTTGAACACTACGATTTGTTGTGCTTCTTACTCTTGCAATAGTACGAATAGGTGAATATTCTGTAACTTGTTTAATTAACTCTCTAACATACTCTGGAGGAGCTAAATAGCCACCAGTTGTATCGTTAGAAACTGTTAATACTTTAAGTTCCATTTCATCTAACTGTTCTTTGCCTTTTCTTAGAAGTTTTTCAAATGCATTACCTTTAGCATCAATTTCTGATGTTTCTAATCCTGAATCTGGTCTTTTCATTGCAGTTTCAAGTTTAGCAACTTTTTCAGCTACTTCTTTTTGTGCATAAAAGTTTTGAGTAGCTTTTTTATTAAAGTCCTCATAACTATCTAGGCTCTTTTCTATTCTAGCTAACTTGTCCAATGTTAGTGGATCAGCTTCACCTTTAGACTCAATTTCTTTCAATTTTAGGTCATTAGTTTCTTTGAATGCTTCAAATGCTTTACCAATGCCTTCAACTGCTTCTTTGAGTTCGTCTTGCTTTATAATATCACTCATAAAGATAACTCCTATTTAGGTTGAAATTTACTAATTAATCCCCTCATGGAATCAATTAACTGTTCATTATTATCATCATTATCAACATCCCATTGACTATTCAGACTTGAATTGACTGCCTTAGCGACAATCTTTGCTTCAGACCGAGTTAAATCACCTTCATCTCGAAGGAACTTTTCCCAATCTCTTATAGTTCTGTCAATGCCCTTTACTGCTTGAATCGTAGCTTTCGGATTCATTGGGAACGTAACAAGACTAATCTCCATTAGGTCTACTTCTTTTAAATGACGTTTTCTTTTTCTGTCATCATAGTATTGCTTTGCAGGGTCAGCTTTATAGCCAATAGATAATCCATCAATAGCTCCCATTTTTAGCAATTCATAAGCATCTCTTCCACCTTGTGTACCTAGTGCAAGTCGACCTGAAACTTTTAAACCATCTCCATCTTCTGATATTCTGTCATAAACACCAATCGGCATGTCTGTTTTATGTTGCCATAGCATTTTTACTTGTTTAGCTTTTCTCTTTCTTAAACTTTTTACAAAAGCACCTTCTTCTACAACATCTCCTCCTAAGTCCTTGTTGCCAAAAATTGAAGCATAACCAACAAAACTGCCATCTTCTGCATCTTCTTTAACATTTAATTCAGCAGAAACCTGTAATAATTTATGTTGCATATTATCCTCATTGCTTTTTATAGGTGATTCCATATCATCATCTTCAAACATATTAGACATCCTTAAATAATATTTATTGATTACATTAGTTATTTTAGAGCGGTCTGCATCTGGCAAATCCACCCCTCCTCTTGAGCCAGATAAAACTCCTGCTACTGCAAAAATTGCTCTGGGTATTGCTACTAATTTTCCATCTATAACTTCTGCTATAGGTAATTTATAACCACTAAAGTTATCTTCATCATCTGGGTCATAATATAAAAATGCCTTCTTATATCTTGCTGAAGGTTTATCTTTGCTATCTGTAAAGGCTCTAACACTAGATATAGCTGTATCGGAATCCCACTTCCTATCTCTGTCGTCTAGGATTGGTAGTAATGTTGTTGATGTAGCTTTTTCTAGGTTATCCATATTAAATCCCACTTTTGATACCATATGACATCTTTAAACCCATGTGGGTAAAATTAAGCTATCAGATTTAAATTTTAATTGCAACATATTGTCTTATCCTTGTTAATTAATCTACATTTTGTTATTTACTGTTTTATTCAAGGTAGATAGATGGAGTTTCTTCTAACCATCCTGTAACTTCTTCCCTGTCTTCATAACTAAGCAATCTAAAAGAAATTTCATAATCCTCTTGTTCCTGTTTAGTCCATTTTTTTTTATCTTTAGCTATTAAATTACTAATTACATTTAAAGGGTTTG